CAGAAGTCTTAAATCAACTTGCAGTATCTACACAAACAGCAATGTTTTTTGATGAATATAATAATTTTATTGTAATGAGCAAAAACTATATGCTTCCAGACATAGATGACAGAACATCAAGCATGACGCTATCAGGATCTAATAATCAATCTGTTAGTGGTATTGTTGAGAACTTATCATCTGGAACGCTTCCAAATATTATTTCAATTGCATCTCAAGACAAAAAAGTTTACAATAACGGAAAGATTAATTACACAACTAGATATATTCAAAGATCCTATGGGTCTATTCGTCAAGCAAGTATGATTGATATAGATAAGACTTGGATTTATAAACCTTCACTTTTATGGGAAGTCTCTGGAACGGATTCAACTAAAACAATTAACGAGGTTGCATCTAAACAAGGCAAGTATGTTCTAGGAGCAATGCCATTAAACTCCGATCTTACTATATCTCCACCAAGCGTAGTTAGTCGTAAGATAATAAATAATGTTTTTGATCTTGGAGAAAACGTTTATTGGCTTACAAGATATCAAGGATATTTTTATTCTAATGGAGAAGTTATTAGATATGATGCTGCACAATTTAACGTTACCCTTGCAATTTGGTATCCAATATTATCAGACGGCATAAATTTAAATGAATCTAAACCAGAAATTGTTTTACCTGGAAGATTAGCGCCATCAAGCGTTATTGATGATTTAGATAAAAGAGTTGCAAATGGAGAAATTACAGAAGCGCAAAAAGGTGAAGAAATTCAAGCATGGAGAGTTTCTCATAGACAAGGCAGTAGTAATGTCTGGATTACTAATAATCAAGAGTATCAAAACTTTTTTAGATCATTACCATTTAATGGAAAGATATATCCAACTGGTTTAGTGAGAATCTATACCGTTCCATTTTATGAAGAAATTGAAGGTGTTACTCGTTTACAAAATGGTGCAGTTTATGAACATGGCCGTGCTCAATTTGGAACAACAATAACAAGTCATACTGCTGGAATAGATACCTATTGGTCAGACAACACTTATGTCAGAGGTTGTGAAATGGAAACTGAATATTTATTTACAACTACCTTGCTTGAAGATATTTCTTTGCCAGCAACCACAACTGGAGCAGCAGGAGTTAATAACTCTAAAGCGCAACAGACCTCAAGAGGTGGGACAATTAAAAACTTTATGTCTTCAAGTTATACAACAGAGACTCCAATTAACTCAACTATATCTCCAAAAACTGGAACAATTCAATCATCAGCCTTAGTAATGAATGGACCAACCTTTGAAACAACTGAAGTTCCAATTGATTTAGTATCTTATGTCTATAAAGAGTTAGATAATTCTTATAAACACTTTGGAACAAGAATGCGTATTATTGGCAAAATTGAAAATAATGAACGTCGCAGTCAAACACCAAACGGAAGCACAACATACTATCAGGTTTCTGGAGTTCAACCAGATCAGCCAGTAGCAATAGGTGGTGGCTCAGGAGGATTGGCAGTATTACTTAATCCAACAACAAACAATGGATATTATTTTGAAATTGCTGCACTGACAAGTGATAACATAGAATCATACTTACAATTAGATAAAGATAATCAATCAGATATTTCTATTAATAATGTTGTTTTTTATAAAATTAAAAAAGATGCATCTAATAACAATGCAATTCCTGTAAAACTTTACGGTGGTCTAGCAAAAATTACAGTTGACGATGGCAGGTTTACTGGTCAGTATAGAATGGCTGGTGAGGAAAATCCGACGGTATACGATTTAGCAGTAGAATATCAAGACATAGGAAAAACAAGAAGATTCTATCTATACATTAACAATCAATTAATTAAGGTTGTAGACGACACAGATCCGCTTCCAATCTACAATAACATGGCTCCCTTTGTTCGTGGTTCATCTAGAGTTATGTTTGAAAATATTTATGCTTTGTCACAGAACTATTCTCAAAATACCGTCTTTACAGTTGGAGAAACTTTATCATCTGCTTTTGGTGATAACGAGATAAGTGCTAGCGAGTCTTTAAGAAAATATGCAATGAGCGGTATTGTTCAGGCAACCTATCTATCTGGAATTAGTGCTCAGCAACCACCTAAATACAATTTATACTTTGATGAGTTTGGCTCAATAATGAGAGAGTGTGCTTACTTTGATGTTAAATATGATCGTGCATACCCTGCACTTTACGCTAAGTTATCACCAACATTTAATAATATAAAAGGCTACGTCTCATCTGGGTTTTATGCAGACTCATACGGTGCTGAATTTTTAATATTTAATGCTACAGATACAGCCCTAAATCTTGACGAAACAAGCGGTAACTATCTAAGAATTCAAGGAGTTACATTTACACAAGATACTACTCATGAGTTAACAGTTGACGAATACTTTAAAAAACGTAGTAATTTTTCTAACCCGTTACTAACTGGATCTTCTCAAATTGTTTCTCCGCAAGTTGAGAAACAAAGGTTTGATGAAATTAAAAGAAGCAGAATGATTTACGGAAACAATGAGTTTACTTTAGACACTCCGTACATACAGACACAAGATGATGCAGAAAATTTAATGGGCTGGATGATAGACAAACTTATGGTTCCTAAAAAATCAGTTGGTTTAAAGATATTTGCAACCCCAACAATTCAACTTGGAGACATTGTAACCATTAACTATAAAGATTCTAATAACTTAGATCTAGTTACTTCAGTTGATTCTAGATTTATAGTATATAATATTGAGTATTCAAGAAAAATAAATGGTCCAGACATGACACTTTATTTGGCGGAGGTGTAAAATGGGTGCAGATAGTATTTATGATGCAAGACAAGCAGATATTAATAAAGGTGTAGAACCAGCACTAGTTCAAGCAGCACAAATTGCAGCAGCCGATACACAAGTTGTTTATCAAAATTATTTAGAAGCAAAAAAAAATGTAAAAATATTTGGAAAAGATTATGTTGAAGATGCAAAACAAAGTTATTTACTTTCAAAACAAACATCTACAGGAATTAACGCGATGCTTCAAGAAGCAAGAGATTTATCTAAAAACACAATAATAACCACTACAAATACAGACACGAATACAGATGGTGGAATAAGAGTTGGAGGTTCTCTAGGTGATTCAAGCATTACAGCAACACCTCCTGCACCAGAACCAGAAATGTTTTCTGCAAAAATGTTTGCTGCCCCACCACCAGTTAAAACAGCAACTCTGGACATTATATTATTTGATGAAGAGTCTGTTCCTACAGACGGAATGTTTGATCAGATATTTGAAAATATTGGCGGTCAAGAACTAATTAGCATAACAAGGTCTGACATTGTTAATGGACAAAAAATATCATACCAGCCAATTAAAAACCTTTCAGCCATTCAACAAAGGTATAACCCAAATAATATCCTTAGCCTACAGCAAACCGCAGATAAGTTTTTTGCTGGATTTTCAATAAAACTAGAAGACAAAATTCCAGAAACTGGCAACGGTACTAATGGAGAAAACATATACCTTAACGCAACAGGAGACTTAATTATTGAACTTATTAACGTAAATCCTGATGAACAAGTAGAGACACAGATTAGCGTAAGTGGTACAATATATGAAGCAGATCTTGGAGACTACACCTCATGATAACTAATACTGGTAAATCTATTATTGCAAAGTATTTACTTGGACAGGCCCCTGCCTATGCCTCGTATATTGCTATTGGTTGTGGTGCTACTCCACTAGATACCGCTGATGCAATCGGCGATTATTCAACAAAAACAAATTTAGATTTTGAAATGTTTCGTGTTCCAATATCTTCTAGAGGTTTCGTAAATGAAAATGGCGTAGATAAAATTGTTTTAACAGCAGAACTGCCAACAGAAGAAAGATATGAAATATCTGAAATTGGAATATATTCTGCAGGATCTAACCCATCTGCAGGAGCGTATGATAGTAAAACAGTATTTGCATTTACACAAACAGAAAACTGGCAATACGTAACATCAGCATCGGCAGTAGCAATTGACACAGAGTCTGCTGCATTAGACGCCCCAAACTATGACAACGTTATTGCTGTAACAGATCCAGTATTTCAAACAAGCGCAGATAATCCAATATTTTTTAAATCACCAAGAGTTGCAAGATATGAAAGACCAAGATTTTTAAATAATATAATTATGATAAAAGGTAATGAGTCTGATCTTGATATTGAATCTGATAGTGGTCCAACACAAGATACTTTTGCAATTGCAGCGGGATCAAATTATATTAGATTAAGCGGAGCAACAGTTGACTTTACAAAAAACTCTCCAACAGATGAATTAAGACTAGCATTCTCAATAGTAAACAGAGATGGAACATACGGCGCTGGTACCCAACCAGAAAGGGCTAGAGTTTTAGTCTCATTTGAAAATACAAGCGGAACAGAATTTGCAAGACTTGAAGCAGAAGTTGCTGACGACAGTAGTGGCGGACAATACGATTTTGCCACAGAAAGATACTTTGTTGTAAAAAAACAACTTCAACAACTATACAGAACATCTGGATTTGACTGGAATGCTGTTTCTGTAGTTAAAGTATACGCATGTGTTATTGATGGAGTAAATCCGTCTGGTAACTATTATGTAGCCCTAGATGCTTTAAAATTAGAAAATGTTGCTACAGTAAATCCACTTTATGGACTAACAGGATACTCAGTAATTCAAACTGCAGGTGCAGCAACAATAGTTAAGAGTCCTAATACTAGTAACTATGTTGAATTTAGATTTTCAGTAGATCTTTCTAGCGGAAATAATTCATAATGGCTGATGCAGGAATTAAAAAAGTTATAATTAAAAAAGCGTCTTTGCCAGCATTAGATCATGACAAAGTTGGATACGTTTTTAGATACAGAATTGTTTCTGAAGATAAAAACAGAACTTCTCAATGGTCTCCAATAAATCTTGTGCTAGACAACTCAATTAACAGCGTTGCTGGAGCAGTACAAGTATCAGCATCAGTTATCAGTGCCGTATGGGGAGATGAATTAAATAGACCAAAGTATGATGTTTTTGTTGGATTTGATGGGGCAACAGCAACTTACCATGGCACAACACCAATTCACTCATATCAATTTATTAAGACTGGAACTACAAATGTACGTGTAATTATTCAAGTTGAATCATCTGAAAAAACGCTAAGTGCCAATTTACAAATATACAACTCTGGCCTAGTTTCTTTGGTATAATAAATTATGAGGAAATATGAGTAAAATAATAACATTTACTAATGAATTTGGGTTAGATTTTTTTCCACCTAAACCAGCAGCAAAAGAAGTACCAGACTGGTATAAAAATACATCAGGATATACTGGTAGCCAAGGTAAAAAAATTATAAATGGTAGTCTGCCACAGACAATTAAAAAATGTATTCCCGTATTTGATGCTATTACTTCAGGATATATTCTTTATACGCAAGTAGACGTTCAAGTATCACAAACAGGTGGTTTTCCATATTATCAATTTCCAAGTCAAAAGGCTATTTCTTTTCATCCAATAGAACAAGCCCCTCTCCACCCAGCAAGAAATGAAACAGCATATCCTAAATGGAATAATCCTTATGCAATTGCCACTCCGCCTGGATACTCAACTTTATTTATGCAACCAATGCATAGAGAATCTGTGTTTACTATTCTTCCAGGAGTAGTGGACACTGATACCTATAAATCTATGGTTAATTTTCCATTTACATTAAATGATCCTAAGTGGGAAGGCATAATACCAGCAGGAACTCCAATGGCTCAGGTAATACCATTTAAACGAGAGTCTTGGAAGCATAAAATAGGGTCTAATAAAGACATTGAAGAACGAAAACTAATAGATAAAAAATTAACTATTACGTTTTTTGATTCTTACAAAAAATATTTTTGGTTTAAAAAAGAATATAAATAGGAGGAGTAAATGGCAAAAGTACCACTACCAGAAAGAGGGCAACCTCTTGATGTTACATATCTGTATCAGTTAATTGAGGCGGTAAACGACCTTTCTACAAATGTTGCTTCTAAGCAAACAAGTAAAACAATTATTGATACAGCAAGTGCGGGTAAAGCAGAGGTTCAAACATCTAACACAAGAATAGTAGGCGGATTGGTTGAAGTTGCAAATAACTCAACAGTTTCGGCAGGTAACGAAAGAACGTTTACTTATGACTTTAAAGACTTTAAATACCCACCAATAGTATCAGCAACTCCAGTTAACACTGGACAAACGCCAGCAGGACAAAACGTAAATATTGTTTTAAAAAGCGTTACAGAAACAAGAGTAGAGGGTGTTGTAAGGTTTGGAGCCTCTGGCGACCTGTCTTTATCAGTCCATCTAGTTATTGTTGGAATTCCAAACTAGGGAAATAATTAATGATTTCTTGCAAAAAATGCAAGGGCAGGATTTTTGTTGATAGACAATACAGCAGTGCTCAACACATAGAAACATATTGTATGGGATGTGGACAAAGAAAATTTTTTCATCCCCCAACAGAAAGTGAAGAAGGTAGATGGCTACTAGCAAAGGAAATATTGAGAGCCAAGAATACAATAACGAAACTGTAATAAAGGGTAATAAAAAAATATGGTTTCTTAATGGAGACTTGGTAAGGCTACATCACAGTTCAAGATCTACTGGAATGGTTTCTGTTTATAATATTACTAAAGATAGAATTGAAACTTGCTTACGTTCTGACTTTAGGAAAAATAGAGAACGTGCATACACTGTTGCTGAGACTGCTAAGTTAATTAATCGTCATAGAAAATACATGCCTAAGTTAATGAAGACTGGAATGATACCAAAACCAATTGGTGCAATGCTAAATGGACAAAGAGGTTGGCAGATTAGGTCATATTATTCAGAAAGCACAGTAAGGGAGATACGTGCTATACTGGCTACTATACATATAGGACAACCAAGAAAAGATGGGCTTATAACAAATAATATGACGCCTACAAGCCAAGAATTGACAAGGCGCATGGGTGACGGTATACTTACATATACGAAGACAGAAGATGGTAGATTTATTCCTGTTTGGGCAGAGAATATCTAATAGCAGAAATGGTGGGGTATGGAAGAAAATAAAAACACAAAGGTATCAGTAACACTAGGATATACACACAATCTGGGTAATTTTCAATCAATAAGGTTTGACCTTGGTATTGTTGATTACAAGCGTGACG